CTGGAACCTTTTGATCTTTCCATACAGGAATTGCTATCGTGTTGTTATGTCTGAAATCTGGATTCCTTCTAAGGTGAACCTCAATTAACTTACCACCAATGAATTCACAATTAATCCATTCATGCCGAGTTGCAATATCATTTAATACCTCAGGGAACTCTACAACCCTCTCTACGGTCTCCCAAAGATTCCATCGGTATAGTTTATCCGTTTCATTTCTATTTCCCTTTACAATCAATTTTGGTTCCTTATTCTGGAAATCTACTGAAAGATGTTCTCCTTCAAATACCTCACACCAAAATGATCCTGGATGTATATGTTCTGTACTCTTTCTTATTTCTTCTACTCGACTATATCTACCCATTCCCATAAAATTAATAACAGGACGGATAATATAAAAACCAGGTTTGGGAACTTCTAGTCCCGCAGGACCACAAGTATAACCCAAAACCTGGCTTAGTTGTAATTTATTATAAACCCACAAGTCTTCTGGATGTATTGAAGACCATTCATCAGACACTGTGAGATGATAACTCATTTACCTTGACCCCTATAACGCTTTTTTGGTTTATTACGAGAAGTTGCCGAAAGAAGGGTATTTACAGATCTTCCTTGACGCGTCTTCTTTGGTTTACCAGGAACATAATTCCCACCTTTCATCATAGCCATTAGTCATTCCTCCTTGTTGGATTTATTTTGTTATCATATCAGATGTCAGTATAAGTGTAAAGACAATTACACATAATATACTCATCAAATCACACGTGTCTTTTCATGTCCAACACGAATACGAGGATCACACCAAATCTTAAATCCTGCGTCGATTGCATCCAAACAGAATGATACGTCCTCTCCACACATATCTTGTACTGCACCAGATTCAAAAACTTGCATCTTAGGTGCAAACCATGGATACTTCATCTTCTCATGTTCAAATACACCATTCTGAATCATCACCCATCCAAAACCAGTGTAGTCAACAGTAAATGGCTTCTTACGTTTCTGAATACCATCAACCATCTCATGATTCATTACACCACCATTGTTACGGAAGTCATCCTCATCCAACCAGTGTGCAACTGATGTAGTACGTCCATCCTCAGTTGAATACCATCCAGCAACAATCTTTTTCTCCTCACCTTCAGCATTCAATGCCAAATCACACAATTGCCAAAACTTATTGGTGTCAAATACAATATCACTATCAATCCACAATTGATAATCATACTCCAACTTACCATCCCAAGGAATTTGATCAGGTCCACGAAGTACATTAGCACCAAGACACTTACATCGTGCAAAGTTCACCATTGAACTATAGTCTTGACTAATCTGAATACTCATACCATTCTGAACCATGTCAAAACATAGTTGAACAAAGTTCTTTAGATACGTATAACTTACTCCACGACCAGGAAGACAGAAGACAATCTTCTTCCCATTCATCCGTTGCTTGATCGCTTGATAGTCCCATTCTGCAACTTTATTTGTACTACTCTTTGGTGTTGCAGCCTTTACTGTAAATCCTTTAGCCATGAAATAAGGTCACTCCATTTCAAGTTTCATTATACTTTGATATTTATTTGGTGTCAATACGAGCTCTCTTCGGTCGAGTATAAGCGAGTAACGAGCTCATAAGATAAATCATCAGCTACATAATCTGTATGCATGAATCCTACGAGCGTGTTCAAAATCTCCCATGATTCTTCGAATTTATCTTCCTCAAGATTTGAAAGAACACAACGATCCTTTAGATAAATGTGATAATACTTAGTTGGTTTCATAAAGGGGCCTCCAAGGTCCTCTGAGTATTTACATTATCATACTCTGTGACTTCGTAATTATTCAGTAGGGTCATCACTACTACCACTACGGGTAAAAGGATAATACCTCTGATAACTTTGAAAATTAATTTAAACATACTCCAATACATTCAACATATCTGAGAGATTTTTCCCTACGGAATTTTTTCTCAGACCCTTTGTAGTATAACATGGATTTTATTATAAGACATTAAAAAGACCCTTAAAGGGCCTCGACATATATCGGTGTTTTTTTCTACGGGAATTTTTTTTATTTGCAAAATATATACAGGTCGATCTGTCACCTCTGTAGGTTAGAGGGACCCATGGATTTATATATGGGCTACGCTCGGCAACGGTATAAACAATCGGCATCAAATCACTGTCGATTCTTTACACTGTAATCCTAACATAAGCCAGGGAGACTGTCAAGAACTCCCTGGCCAGTTGTTATCAGATAGTGACAGGATCACCGTTGAAGTTAACAACAACTGTAGCAGGGTTATTCAACATCTCACGTTGCAGGTCGATAGAGTCAGAAACTGTTGTGGGTTGAGTGTTATCGGAAAGGAGATCTGTAGCGATACTATCAAGAATCTCTAGGATTTGTACGCCAGTGTTACCCTTACGGAGCAGAGAGATCATGAGGTCTTTGGACATAATCAGTGAGTGTTAGATAAGGGTCTGATTCGGTGAGTTTAGAGTCATCACCAGGACTATAGTGAGTGTTAGATAAGGGGCCGTATATAAGCCGGCTTATATGGCTTGGCCCATGTTAGTTGGTATCACTTAACGTAGTGTTTTGCAAGTGAAATAACATCTTTGTCAGCTACAATATGATTAGGACCTTCACTAGTCTCAAACTGATGATATACAGCATCAGGAGATTCGCCTTCCCATGACATCCAATCGGTCAAAGATGTGCACATATCACTTACAGTCTTAGAGCCGCGATATGTGGCACCATACTGTTCTTCAAGAATAGAAAGTGCGTAACGGAAAGTCATTTTGTTGGTCATAGTGTTGTTCATACTATAGGGACACTTTAGAGGTAACTAACTTTAATAGAGACTAAAAACCCCTCTAAGGTATCATTTAACATAGAGGGGAGTTAGATAGTGATCAGAGTTCTTGCATCATTTCGTTCATCTCAGTGTGATCAATTGCATTATCATCCCAACGAAGATTATCACCCGTGGTGTAATTTTCGCAGTTATCCATACAACGGATAAACTTCACATAAGGGGTCTCATTATCACCACAATACTCTACACATGCCTTAGCAGTATTGTAGAGGAACTCATCATTACCAATCCAGAGAGAGGCATTCCAGGTTTCATAATTTGCCCAACCGTTGTAGGTGGTATCAGCTTGGAGAGTGGAAGAAGTCATCAGAATCAAGTGGTTACACTATAAGGACACTTTAGAGGTAACTAACTTTAATACCCAATAAAAAACCCCCTCTATATGTCATTCACCGTAGAAGGTAGTTAGATACTGCTCTAGGGTCTTATAGAGGGGTCTCAGAGTGTTTTACTATCAGAGTGTAAGTGATACTTTACCAGTCAATATTCATATCTTCGATATAAGTCTCTACACTCTCATTGGGTTCTAGTTTGAATAACTTTTCGAAGTCAATATCTCGGGGATTAAAGTCACTCATCACCTCTAAATCTAGGGTGATTCGTACACGTCGTTTCTGAGCCAACTGATAAGAAACCATGAGAGGATTGGAGTAGAGAACTGAACTTAAACAGTATAGATCCTCAAAGAGGAAGTGTCAACAATGGATAGTGTATTTATCGAAATCTCTTATATTTTGGATACTTATATCAGGATTTTCAATCTTTCTGGGGGTTGACAGATTGATGTCGGTAGAGTACAGTCTAACATCACTATAAGTATCAACATTTATAAGGTTTAGAGAGAGATAAGAACAGGGTTTCTAATACCTTCGGAGACCCTTGAGAGTAACTCAGAAGACACTTGCTGGTAACTTCAGAAATAATAACCTTATATTTATTGTGATATTTAAGAAGAGGTTTTTTTCACCATCTTATCATAAATAATCACCAACATATCACAATACAATGTCATCAACTGGAATCATCTACTCTATCATCTGTAAGGTCAATCAGAAGAGATATATTGGACAAACCAGAGTAGGATTGTCGGTGAGATGGAAACAACATATTCAGGAAAGTAAAGGGACTAATCATAAACCACTTCATAGAGCTATTAACAAGTATGGGGTGGGAATGTTCAATGTAAGAATACTTGAGGAGGATATTTCTCTTGATAAGTTATCTGAACGTGAAGTCTATTGGATAGAACAATTCGACACATATAACACGGGTTATAACTTAACAACTGGTGGAGAGGAGAGTTATACTATTAGAGAAGATGTAAAGGAAAAGATATCATCATCTCTTACAGGATTAGAGAAGAGTGATGAACACATAAGGAACATAAAATCATCTCTTAAATCTATCAAACATGACTTCAAAGTAAGAGGTGATGGTAAACATTTGAGGATGAAGATAAAGGCGTTAAATGTAACTACTGGTGAGGAGTTAGTGTTTGATAGTATAAAAGATTGTGCTGAGTTCTTTTCATCAAGAGACAATAATATCAGTAGAGCTATCAGTAAGGGTTGGCTACATAAGGGTCATCATTTAGAAAAGATTGGGAGGAAAAATCAATCTAACTCGGTTGTTGGTAAGTGTCGAATAACAGGTGAAATACGTTATCAATTTGAGAGTGAAAATAAGGCGTCAATTTACTTCACTGGGAGTAGAAGTTCGGGAATTAGAAGATCACTTAAGAATCCTGGTGTGAATACTTACAAGGGGTGTTTTTGGTATTATTCAGAGTGATAATGAGGTGATAATAAAAAAGGGGATATTATCCCTTAAGTTTAAGTTGTTGGTTAGAGTTACCTTCGATAACACTATGAGTTATAACTGTAGCACCAGAGTAAGATTGACCACGACGATTAGTGTTAGTTCGTGATCCTTTAGTCATGCTCATTACTAGTTCACCTTTACGGGGTTTACGTGTTTTAAGTTTAGTGATTTTTACAGATTTACCATTTGATTGAAGTTGATCAATAATAGTATTCAGTTGAGTGTAAGAGTTCATGATTGATTGAGTGGTTACACTATAAGGACACTTTAGAGGTAACTAACTTTTATTCCTCTAATAATTCTGGATAATAATCTTCAACTTCAGTAATCAGTTCTTCTACAGTATAATCATCTAGGTTATTGTTCAGGGTATCATATACGAACTGATACATGATTTTATGATCCATTCCATCAATAATTGATTCAATATATGCTTCTTGAAGTTGATCACGATCAATGATTTTGTCGTTAGTTTCAGTCATTTTGATGTTTGGGGAATGAAGAAGTAACTACCAACGTCCAGTTTGTATCATATACTTCTTAATCTCATTATAAGCAAATTGTTTAAGTTTAGGATCAGTTGTTATATCTAATATCTCATACATTCTCTTGATGTAATCACTTGGTTTAGTTATAGTGATATTTTCTTTAGATGTTAATCCTAGATCAGTGTTACCATGAGTGCGGGTTTTGGGTCTTCCGAAATTCCCAGTGACATTACCAGTTGTTCTTAGTTTGGGTTTGATCTTAGAAAGATTGGAGTTCATCATTTGTTCAGAAGTTTTTGAATACTAGTGTTGCGTTCTTCGATCAATTGTGCCATGTTACTATCAAGTAAATCAATACCTAGATTGACACCTAGAAAAATAATAATGGCTGAGAGAAAAAGTTTCATGTGGTGAATTGATAGTAGGTCAGAGAGAAGTCTGAACCCTTATACTATAAAGACACTTTAGAGGTAACTAACAATAATTCGTTAATGATTTCAAAGAACATATTCTTGAATTTCTGCAGGATCATCACTATCAAGATATACCTCAGTGAAACGAATTGCATCATCTCGACTACCAAATTCAATCGTCACATTATCATACATTGTGGAGTTGAATGTGATACTTAATGGTCGTACTTGTGCCGTTTCACATACTTCAGCAACTGCAGTTACTGAGTTATCAGAAAGGAAGTCGTAGGTGACAACTTGAGAGAAATTAAGAGTCATGTTCATGTCAGTTACCATTCAAGAATTCATGAAGTGCTTCATCATACTCCTCTTGAGTTTGATACACTCGACCATAAAGGTTGAGTGGGAAAGTCTTTTTAACCTTTGACGGTGTTTGACACTCTTTAACGGAATAACCTTTCTCATTGAGTGTTTGGATGTAAGGATTGTTGTTTGTCATACTATAGGGACACTTTGGAGGTAACTAACAATAATTCAAAAGACATTCAAGAATATAACGTCGTGCTTCATAGGCCTGGAACTGTGAATTAAACGTAGCAATCTTAATGAAGTCTTCCCTCCAATAAATTGCCCACTTATGTGAACCCATCACAGCTTTTATCATGATGGGGTTATCAATGCCAAGTGAATAAGTCATGCTACAGATGCCATCTCCATATAACGATCAGCTGGACAATACTTGACAACACCGTTAGGATCTTTCAGTCCAATGGTGGAGATACTACCATTAAAATACCTGAGACTCACAACAGTGTAAACGGTGTTGTCTTCATCCTGGACTTTACATCCTTTGATCTGTTCTAAAATCTCGTCAAGAGTCATGGTGGAAGTGTTTCTCATACTATAAGGACACTTTGGAGGTTACTAACAATAATACCATGTTTGAGTTAGTGTCAAAAACTGTTTTTTTCATGTCCTGATGGGAGAAAGACCATCACCCCTGAACAGGCTCAATATAGAAAAATGCATTCTTTATATCGTGAGAGCCACTGGTATCACTGGGGTCACAAGTGGTACATCTGTTCTCTCTCCGACGTGGGGCCTTACTTGATCACTGTAACCACCACAATTATGTGATCAATGCCCCTCACCGTGGGTCTTATATTGTGACAAGGTAACCACACCAAAACATGTCACAAATGCCCACTTTCATTATATCAAACCTCTGTTAAATCATTAATAAAGATAAACTCATATTCACCATCTTCTGGGTCTTGACCATCAACAACCCACTCATCATGAAGGGCATCGGAGTTACCAAACTCATGGCGTTCAACCAACTCCATGATTTGCTCATGGAAGTGAACGGACATGGTATCAACAGACTTTTGTTTGTGGTTCATAATGATTGACTGTGTTACACTATAGAGACGGTTTGGAGGTAATTATTGTTAATTACCTCCAGGTTTGTATCAATAACTAGGATAAACTTGTTCCTGGGTTGTTTCACTAGGTGTAGGTGTGGGAGTGGTATCCAGTTGACTGAATGCACCACCAATAACAACAACTGCGACAACATTTATAATGTTGATTGTAACTGAGGCGGGAACACCAAGAATAAACCAAGGGGTCCATTTACCTTGAACTCCACGAATAGTAGCCCAAGATGCAAGTGCTCCAAGTGGTCCTGCGGTGAACAATCCTGCAGTGGCTGCAATACCTTGCTCAAACCCTGTGACAGTATTACGAACCAGAATTCGCTCTTGGTTGTTGTTGATGGGATCAGGAGTGGTGGTAGTCATTTTGTGTAGAATGTAAAAGGGTTAAAGATCAGATACGATCAGAAGGGAGAGCGTAGAAATGTTCAGAGATTGATTGTACTTTGTACCATTCACCGTAGATTTGTTCTGCTACCTTGATAGCATCATAAGGAGTTTTTTGAACAATGTCAACAACAATTTCATGATGGTTGTTGAACTCTTGTAAACGGAGTGAATAAGTGTTCATCATTCTTCAATAGTGATAGAGTGAATCACAAAGTCAGGATTGAGACGGTTACATGTTTCAATTGCCTCTTCTTTTGTTGCTTTGATGTAACCTAAACTATCGTTCATAACCCAACCATTGCGACGATGAAATTGACCGTGAAAGATGAACTTAGGTTCTCTCATAGTGGAAGTGTTTCTCATACTATAGGGACACTTTCGAGGTTACTAACAATAATTGTTAGAGTTTGTCATAGATTTCAGAAGCTTTGGCGTATTGGTCTTTATGATACATCATCCATGAATGTACCTCTTCTCTGAGATCATCAACAAACATATCAGCTGATAAAGTTTCATCATTCATGTAATCTGCAACTACATCAGAGAGTAAACTTTTGAGATGATCTCTCCATTGTTCTTTATGCATCACCAAATCTCCGTGAATTGTTTGTGAGTTGTTTTTCATCAATTAACCTCCAAAATTGTCATCCATGAATGCAGAATCCTGCCCACGCTCATTGTAAGCATCAGGACCAAACATTTCAGTGTAGAGGTCAAGATCTTGACGCTTGTATTGATCATTCACAACCCAGATCTCTTGTTTAACCCATGCTAACTCTGTTTCAAGTTTGTTCATCTTCTCACGAAGATCATAGAGTTTTTGGTTTCGTTCAGTGAGAGTCATTTTGGTTTCGTTCATACTATAGGGACACTTTCGAGGTAACTAACAATAATATCAACAAACTAACTCTCCAGAGGGGATAGAAACGGTTTCGGGATCCTTATCATCGAACTCATGACAATCAATGGCGATCCACACACCATCACGGTTGAAGATGTATGCGTATTCTTCACCATCAGCGATGTATTCTACCAGGTTCTTGTCAAGACGAGGAGGACAATCTTCACCACGCTGAGAATAATACTCAGGACCATACTTTTGGCCATCGGTGCGTTTTTTACCCCAGACAGTATCATTCCAACAGGAAGACATATCACCACCGTCAATTAGTTCTGCAACTTTCTCTTTGGTGTTATAGTGGGTGTTCAGAATACGACCCAGCCAGGAAGGATAGGAGTCATAGTGATGATAGACAGACAGGATAGAATCATCTGAAAGTTGAATACCGATACGACCTCGGGTTGCCATAATAAAAAGGGTGAGTTACACTATAGAGACAGTTTAGAGGTTACTAACAATAACCTCAACGAACATAAAGAAAACTTCCATAAGGATCTACAACCTCAGGATGATCAACCAAGAAATCAATGTAGAACCTAATACCTTTGGCAGGTGCCTTATATGATGCAGGTTTGTAACATGCACCATTGTTCTTATCTACAAACATGTAACAAGAACGACCACGAAGACGTTCGCCATCAGAGATCAAATAAGACCATACTTTGATATACTTACGACCTACTTCATACTCAAAGTTGGTATAAGTGGTTCGTGAAGATTCAAGAGCATTGACTTTCTCGCGGTCATTCAGTTGTTCAATGAGAGCCTCAGTGAGAAATTCAGATTTAGTTTGAGTGATCATAATCTTTGTGTGTGGTTACACTACAGAGACACTTTGGAGGTTACTAAAAACAATACCAGCTTTATCGTAGGCGATTTCTGGTGTCTCAAAAACCTCTTCTTTCTGAAAGGGAATTAGTTTCTTATTTTCAGATGATGTTGTGTAATCAAATTCACAGAATTTGATATATCTCTCTTGAAATTCTTGAATTGTATCTGGTAAGTCATCAAACATCATCTTAGTAGCTAACAATCGTGGGTAACGATGTTGTTGACATTTTTGACCAGTAGATTTAGCTTCCTCCGAAATTAAACCAGTCCAAAATAATTTGACATTTGTACCTACCCAAAAAACATCATCAAGAATAGTCAAAAGGACTCTCTTACCTTCTTCAGATGATCTCTCATAGAGAGGTTTATTGACCTTGAAAAGATCATAAATCATCTCAATGTTTTTACCTGGAGTAGTCTGATCAAATCGTTTAATAGTCATAATTTAGTGGTTTTCAATATTGAAATAATAAAACCTCCCTGACAAGAAATCAAGGAGGTGAGTAACTTTAATTACCCATAGCGTTCCATATATTCATCAAGTGTAAATTCTTCGTCGGTCCATGTTTCTTCAATCAATTGTTCTGGTGTTAATTTCTCCATTGATTCACGAAACTCTTCTGGACTGGGATCATTTTCTGGATCAAAATCATCATGACACAACCAATCCCACTCCGCACATAATGCGTCTACAAGTTGTTCTTTAGTATATTTCATTAAGATAGTTCTCAAGAAATAACTTCGTTGATAGATGTTTGAACTTTCTCCATCAATGCAGTTCGTTGTTCAATGGTAATCAAATTATTGCGAGAAAAATTAAAAAAAGTAACCAATCCAATGATTTCCATAACACCATTAAAAACTGGAATACTATCAATAACCATCACAACTTCATGAAGAATAAGTTGTGCAATAATTACAACAACAAGAATACCAACACTGATTCCAATGTTTTTGAGAAGTTCATTGGAAACATTTTCTTGAACAAAAGTTTTTACTTGTGTGATTTTTTCGTTCATTTGTTTTTAATAAGTGATTTGTGGAGATATGTCCCCCACACTATAGGGACACTTTGGAGGTAACTAACAATATTATGTGGACATTCTCTTGTGTACACGACCCATAATCTTGGTTCTACCTTTTGCATCAGGGTTGGTTCCTGTCTCTTTCTTATACTTCTCAGTTTCCTGATCTTTCATAATACCACGAAGTTCAGTTTCTCCTTTACGGGTTATGGCCATCCTCTCTTTCCTTGTATAACCTGAAGCTTTCTGTGGTTTGTAGTTAGGATTTACTGGTTTCTTTTCAGTTTTCTTAGTGGAGAGAAGTTTGGTTGCTTGTTTCTCAGCATCTTTAGAAGATGTGGTGTCTTTCTTGACTTCACCACCAGTTTTCTTTGCAGCTGCTCTTGCCTTTGCTGCTGCTTCTCTTCTTTCTTTTACCTTATCGGCATAAGTTTTTGCAACTTCCTTACTACCACGTTCCTGTTCAGGTTGTTGCTCTTTAGTGGATCTCTGTTTCTGTGAGCCAATGTCCTTACGATCTTTGTAAGAAACTGGCTCCATCTTACCACCACCAACTGCCTTCATTCTACGGAGTTCTGGTTTACTCTTTTTTCTGTCTCTTCCTACTCTTCCACCTTCACCAGTCTTGCGAATCTGTGACCTTCCTTGTACCTCAGGGTCATAAACTTCATTAGTTTGTTCAGGCTTATCCTGTTTCATCTTAGCCATCTTGGCCTTATGAAGTTCTTCTTTTCTTCTCTCAGCAGCTTTACGAAGTTCTGACCTTTCTTTTCTCTCTTCTTCTCTGTCCTTTTCTTTTTGTTCCTTCTCTTTTTTAGCCTCAGCATCAGCTTTTGCTGCCTTTGCAGCATCTACCATTTGACCAGGAAGTTTCCTAACCTTATCAAGACCACCAAAAAGAGCACTCATTTGTTGTCTCTGAAATTCTGATTCTTCTTGAAACTGTTGAAAGGTTTTCATCTTCATTCTTTATCCTATGTCTTATTTAGTTTTAGAATGTTTCTTTATGAATGTAATGGCAGACTTACGATTACGACATACTTTGAGGTGTTTGCCCTCATGAATCACCATGAGTTTGGTGTCACTACCTATCATAGGAATGGCAGCATAGTCACCCATAAGAAACCCAAGTTCTATGGGTTTGGCGTCTAGGATGTCAGATTTGTGTTGAGTTAGTTTCATTCTTTTTCCTCAAATACTTTTGTCTTCGTTTCTCTGGGTCATACCTTTTTCTACGTTGTTCTGCCAATCTATCTTTGTTTTCTTCTCTCCATTTGTATTTCTTTTTCAGGTGTTCTTCTCTATTTTCTTTATACCATCTTCTTGCATTTGCCCTCTCTCTTTCCTTCTTTTCAGGGTCTTGTCTATATTCATTTGTTTTCTGGTGTTGATACTCTTTACGCCCAGGAATGTTGTGATAGCGATGATTAGTTGCTGCTGCTGATCGTTGTCTTCTTTCCTCATCAGTATAGATGGAACGACTCACACCACCAATAGCTAGATTAAGTAGTATACCACCATCTATCTCTCTTCCAAAGACAGAAATCATATATTCTTCATGTCTATGGGCATCTTCGTCTGAATCGAAGTGTTTAAGTATTAGTATCCTGTCTCTATCTTGTGGAACTGGAACACATCTTCCACCACGTCTTTCGTGTTTTCTATATGCTCTGGTTCCTGTACCCTTACCAATGTAGTAGGGTGTTCGATCCTCACGCAAATATGCGTAGGTGTAGCATTCTTTCATGTGTGTCTTGGCGAGACTATTAATATTTAGAATTATATCATAATGTGGGACTTATGTCAAGTTATCCGCCAAGACACACCTTGACTGCCCACATATTACCTACGAACTACACTATCCAGTATCTCACCCTTTTCAAAAACTGTATCTACAACGTTTTGAAGGGCCTTTTGAGTAGAGACCCCAACTCGTGAATAGATGGGTACCACACACAAACCAAAGGTCTTATCAGGACAGGTACGAAGGACACGGCCAACCGACTGAGTTAATTCAATAGTGTCCATGTTACGGAGGAAGATGACACAATCAAGACGGTTGACAGAGATACCTTCAGACAGAATAGAACGGTGAAGAACCACAAACTTTTTGTCAGGATCTTTACCCCACTCATTCAGAATCTCAAAGAATTGTTCACGGTTGACTTTCTTACCGTCAACAACTGCACCAGTTTTTGACGTAATGTAGAGGTAAGAATAACCACGGGAGTGACACTCTTTAGTAAAGTCAGTGTGTGCCATGAGGTTGATAAGTTGACGACTGGTCTTCACACAGACCAGAATCTTTTTCATCTCAACATCATCCATAGTGGAGATGAGATGATCACAATCAATATCACAAGTGATCAGTTTAGAGTTTTGGTGAATGTCGAACTCCTTAACATGAACTTTAGGAGGTGCAATGAAACCACCATCAACCAATTCAGGAGCAGAAACTCTACAAATAATGTCACCATAGACCTCACGATCGTTCATACCTGGTTTGTTCACAGTCACTGAAGTCTTACGAGTTGCAGTGAAGAAGTAACAACGATCTGCATCGTGAGAGAAGAACTCTGTAGGACCAAAGAAATTACGTTGGACAGAGTTGTGAGCCTCATCAAAGTAAATGGTGTTTACTTCAATGTCAGAATCCTGAACACGTTGAAGAGAGTGATAAGTTGTGAAGATAATCACACTCTCACCAGCAGAACGTGCGATGTCAACGAACTGATGGATCTGTTGTGGTTTGGTAGAACTGAAGTGACTGGTTTCACCACTGTGAACATGCATCACATGAACATAGGAACTGGTGATGAACTCACGGAACTCAGAACACAACTGCTCTGCAAGTAAAATCCTAGGGCAGACAACAACAATGGTAGAGGGTTGTTTTTCTACCTGACGTTGTGCATCCATGATAGCGATCAGGGTCTTGCCTCCACCTGTTGGAATTAGGATTTGTCCTTTATCATTGTCAGACATTGCGTCAAGACCACGTTGCTGGTGCGGACGAAGAGTAATCATGATGTGGTGATTCAATAATATAATAATACCCCTGACTCGGTTAAAAGTCAAGGGTGAGTGGACAGTTTATCAACCGTCAATAGTTTCTTTATTTTCTCCTTTTTCCTTACCAGTGTTAGAAGGTCCGACCCACACGCGACCTTCTTCTTTCCACTGTTTAATTTGTTCTTTACGTAGAAGGGTTAGATAATCATAACGCTCACGTTGATTTGTGGTCCATTTGAAGTCTTGTTTACGAACCTGAGTCTTAATGTCTAAAAGTTCTTGTGCTACAGGAGTTGTCATGATGTTATTTGACTGGTTACACTATAGGGACAGTTTGGAGGTTACTAACAATAATTACTGAACATCTGCGTATCGATATTTTTGGGATTTGTAATCGTTGACATTAGTTTCTTTCCTATTTTTTACATATTGAACTTCATCCCAATACTGATCATAGCACAATACAAGAACATGTATCTTTTTATGGAAATTTACAAGATCGTCTGGTTTATCTAATGTTCTGATTTCAATTGTAAAATAGTCTTTGCATACAAAATAAACCCACCCCTCAGTAATCTGTCCAAGTGAATCTGTCCACTTGACATAATCATCAACTTTAGGTGTATAAGACATTTTCAAGTGGGTTGAGATTAAGTTGCATTGCTGTGTAGGGACGAGTTTCACTAATGTCAACCTCTTTTCCTACATGTTTAGAGTCAATAGGTGAATAATACTTGTGACCTTTTTTTGTAAACTTTACAAATCCCCAAATTGTTGAAACAGGTTCTGATGTATAAACATATTCTTTATGATCATTCAACCAAATTGACATTACATTTGTCTTGAATTTCTTTATCGAATATGAATACCCTTCAGGTGCATCATGAATAAAGTCAGAGGGGAGTTGAAGTTCCATTATTTAACTTACTTTTGGGTCAATAAGATCTTGAAGTTTGAATACTAAACCTTTGAGATTTTCGATCTCTTTGTTTTTCTCGTTAATACTATCTTCAAGATGTTTAATCGTGCGTTGAAGATCTATCAAAAGAGATTCTGTTGAATAGTTTGACATAAGAGTTTAAGTAAGGAACGAAGTAACAATTCCTGAGTCTACCTCATCTGTAATAGTATATTTATCGGACTTAGAAATGTTTTCCCTCAAGGTACTATAAAACTGAGGATAAGTCTCGTCATCATCAGAAGTGATTATGTCAAAACATTCTTCATCATTGTTTGCAATAACATTCCAAACTCCACCATATTCTGACTGGGGAAAGGGGACATAATGATCAATGATGTAAAGATACTTGGTCATTGTTGTGTGTAAATTACTCGTCAATTGTAGGATAAAGGGGTGTTTTCGTCAAGTTTGCAAGTTGTCTTTGCAATTCATACTTGACTGGAATGAGGCGATTATAGAGAAATGATTTGTACTCATTATCTTCAAGAAGAGAAGTTAAATTCTCTATCTGTGACAGAGCAATTACCAACTTTTGTTGTTCTTCAATCATACAAACTCTGCCATGTAGTATTCAAATGATACACCAAGATGTTCTGCTTCATTGACACATTCTTCCAGAAACCGTTCAAGTTCTACGGGTTCCATTTGTTGTAGTTGTTCATCACTCATTGAAATCGTCCTTGCGTAAAGTTGTAATAAGAGAATTGTTCCCTGTCCACAAGTTTAATTGTACCATACTTTGTGGTCAGAACAAAACCTTCTTGATTGACCTTTTTGTCTCCGATATAAGATGAAGGACAAGAGTAAACAATAAGATCTTCCATAAGTTCATATTTCATCTCAACCACCATCATATACAAATTGGCAAGTTTGAGTGAACCAAGAATGTCAATCAGGTCACATTCATGAAGTTCTTTACCAGAACGAATGAGTTGATTGATTTTCTGTTTTGCAACTGTTGCTTCCTTCTCAGTCAAAAACTCATAGTAGTCAGAATTAATTTCAGGAACACTGATATTTTTGTGGACACGATCAACAAAAGGTTGAACAAACTTACAATTATCAGTCCCACACAAATCACCCATCAAAGGATGAGACTCCATCTCATAGAGAGGACAATCACCAGTGTAATAAGTGTGAGGAGCAATGATAATGTTCTCCTCAATCACATCACCAAATTGATAAGTGATAGTGTTAGGTTTGTAGGTAGATTGACCACCAAACCCAATAAAA